GGGGTAGGCGTATATGGGTAAGGTCTGAACACTCTGCTCTCAACACTTTACTTCAAGGTGCAGGTGCTATTGTCATGAAGAAAGCTTTAACATTACTTGACTCCATGGCTCGTACTCATAAGTATAAGTACAAGATTGTAGGTAACATACATGATGAGATACAGACAGAAGTTCTTGACATGGATGCCCAGTCTTTCGGCATGATTGCTGTATTGGCTATCAAGGAAGCAGGTAAAGCCTTTAACCTTAACTGTCCACTGGATGGTGAATACAAGATAGGAGAAACGTGGAATGAAACGCACTAACTTTACATGTGACAACGTAAACCCTAGCCATTACAGGCAAGGCAAGATAGAAGTAATAGACTTTATACTTGACCAGAAGATGGACTACCTAACTGCATCAGCTATGAAGTATATATGTAGACATGCTCACAAGCATGGAGAAGGAGGGGATGGACAGATAGATGACCTCCGTAAAGCAAGATGGTTTATTGAGAAACTAATAGACCATAAACTGGGAGAAAGAAATGAGCAAGATTGATAACTTAGTTCAAGATATATACGACCTAGCTGAAACAAAGAGTCACCCTGCTAGGGTACCTGCTGAACAAATCTTTAAAGACTTCGGTTCCAACATGGAATCAATCCTTAGAGATTGGCTATACCCTAAGGACTTTAGTGGTGGCACATTAAGGATGTCTAACATTGGACACCCTGATAGAAAGCTATGGTATAAACACAGGAAAGATAAGTACAAAGGTGAGCGATTAAAAGCTCACACTTTAATCAAGTTTCTTTATGGTCACTTGATTGAAGAGATGATACTAGCTTTGGTCAAACTCTCTGGTCATGATGTAACAGATGAACAGAAGAGAGTAGAGCTTGAAGGTATCAAGGGTTCAATGGACTGTAAGATTGATGGTCTATTGTGTGATGTAAAGTCTACATCAACCTATGGCTTCAAGAAATTCAAAGAGAACAGTCTGCAATATGATGACCCCTTTGGATACATAGACCAAATCAGTGGCTATGGTCAGGCTGAGGGTGCTGATGAAGCATGCTTCCTAGCCATGGATAAATCAAACGGACACCTAGCTGTATCAAAGGTGGACCTGTTAGATAAAGATGTAGTAAAAAGAATCAAGCATGTTAAGGAGATGATAGAACTAGATACAATTCCTGAACCATGTTATGACCTAGTGCCTGATGGTAAGTCAGGTAACATGAAGCTTCCAGTAGGATGTTCTTACTGTGAGTATAAGAAACATTGTTACCCTAACATGAGAGTCTTTGCCTATTCAACTGGTCCTAGATTCTTAGCGGTAGTTAATGTAGAACCTAAAGTAATGGAGATTAAAAACTATGAGTAAAGAATATAAATTAATAGTAGCAGATGTACGTAGCTTTGAACCTCAAGTGAACAGAGCTTTGGATATGGGATGGGAACTACAAGGTATTCCGTTCTATGATGGCTCTAGGTTTATACAAGCTATGATTAAAGAGAAGTCTAAGAAGAAGGATAAATAATGGAGTGGAAATACAGGGGAATGATGGACAAGGATGGTGTTTGTACTGTTAGGGAAGTGTTCTATGAACCTGACGGTACAATCAGTAGCTTTGCTGTCGACCCTGCATGTCCAACTGGTGACAGTCCAGAGGAGCTAGTAACACACATAGCTCTGATGTTGGAAAGTCTACAGCAACCCTTCTTACTTGAAGGAGATTTCATACCGGAAGGAGATGGTGAACTTGAGTTTACCTTTATAAGAGAAGATGAAAAAAAATACCATTAAATATAGGAACAAGTTTGAAGCCGGTGTTGGTGATAAACTAACCGGTTGGAACTATGAACCTTACCATATACCTTACATAACAAAGCGTAAGTACATACCTGATTTTACTAAGGGTAATATATTAGTAGAGTGTAAAGGATACTTTAGAGTAGGCGACACACAAAAGTATAAAGCTATTCGAGATTCATTACACACACAGGAGCTTGTGTTTGTCTTGACCAATGCTAACAAGAAAGTTAGGAAGGGTTCCAAGATTACTATGGGTGAGTGGTGCGAGAAAGAAGGGTTCAAGTGGTTCACAACGGATACATTGAAGGAGCTAAAGCGTTATGGCACTACTGCTAAATGAACTTAAAGAAAAGATAACTAAAGAGTTTGATGTCTGTCTGCTCTGTGAGTTCCTCGACATAGAACCTGAGGAACTGGTAGAAAGATTTGATGACAAGCTGATTGATAACATACATAAATTTAAAGGACTAGAGGATGAATAAATTACCAAGTGATTACCAAAACTTTATCGCTCTTAGCAGGTATGCAAGATGGCTACCTGAGAAGAAACGTAGAGAAACATGGAAGGAAACAGTAGCACGCTACTTTGATTTCATGGAGGTACACCTGAAAGAAAACACTAACCAAGAGTTAGTACCCAAGACTCGTAAGATTCTTGAAGATGCTGTGCTTAACTTAGATGTTATGCCTAGTATGAGAGCACTGATGACAGCAGGTCCTGCCTTAGCTAAGAATCATATCGCAGGTTATAACTGTGCTTACCTTAGTGTTGACCATCCTAAAGCATTTGATGAATGTCTATTCATTCTTATGCATGGTACTGGTGTTGGCTTTAGTGTAGAGCGACAACAGATAAACAAACTACCTGAGGTACCAGAAGAGTTAGTAGATGTAGAGGATGTTATTGTTGTACAAGATAGTAAGGAAGGATGGCAGTCTGCATTCCGTAAACTAATTACTTACTTGTATGATGGTGAGATGCCTAAGTGGGATTTCTCTAAGGTAAGACCTAAGGGTTCAAGACTATCTACCTTTGGTGGTAGAGCATCAGGACCTGAGCCACTACTGGACTTGTTTAACTTTGCTACCAACCTGTTTAAAGATGCAGTAGGTCGTAAGCTAACTAGCTATGAGTGTCATCGTATGATGTGTAAGATTGCAGAGGTTGTAGTTGTGGGCGGTGTACGTAGGTCTGCACTTATTTCTTTGTCTAACCTAACAGATGAACGCATGCGTAATGCTAAGTCCGGTCAATGGTGGTCTGATACCCCTGAGATGGCACTAAGTAACAACAGTGTATGCTACACAGAGAAGCCAGACATTGGTATCTTCATGAAGGAGTGGACTTCTTTATATGAATCTAAGTCAGGTGAGCGTGGTATCTTCAACAGAGAAGCGGCTATTAAACAAGTAGAGTCTATCGGTAGACGTGACACTGACCACCTGTTTGGTTGTAACCCTTGTAGTGAAATCATTCTTAGGGATGGACAGTTCTGTAACTTGACCGAGGTTGTAGTCAGAGCAGAGGACAAGCAAAAGGATATACTCCGTAAGGTTAGACTAGCTAGTATTCTTGGTACGTTCCAAGCATCACTGACTAACATCAAACGTCTACGTCCTAAGTGGGTACACAATACAGAGGAAGAAGCATTGCTTGGTGTGTCATTGACTGGCATCATGGACAATGAGTTCATGAATGGTGGTAGCACAGACAGAGGATACTATGGTAAGAAAAGCCTACCTGATTTCTTAACGGAACTAAAGAAAGAAACTGTTAAGACTAACGAGCATTGGGCAGAGCTATTAGGTATACAACAATCTACTGCCACTACTGCTATTAAACCTAGTGGTACAGTCAGTCAGTTAGTTGACAGTGCCAGTGGTATACATACCAGACACAGTGATTACTATATACGTAGAGTTAGAGCAGATGCTAAGGACCCAATAGCACAGCTAATGGAGGACCAAGGTATACCTGCTGAACCTGATGTAATGAAACCTAACAGTGTAAAAGTATTCTCCTTCCCTATGAAAGCTCCTAAGGGTGCAGTAACTAGGAACGAGAGGAACGCTATTGAACAACTAGAGCTGTGGCTTATGTATCAAAGATACTATTGTGAGCACAAGCCTAGTGTAACCATTAGTGTTAGGGAACATGAGTGGATGGATGTAGGTGCGTGGGTATACAAACACTTTGATGAAGTGTCAGGTGTATCTTTCCTACCTCACTCTGACCATTCATATCAGCAAGCACCGTATGAAGAGTGTGATAAAAAGACTCATGATGAACTAGCTTGGAAGATGCCTAAGGAAGTTAACTGGGATTTGATTAGCGAGTATGAGTTGACTGACCAAACTGTTAGCACTAAAACCCTAGCCTGTACTGGTAGTGTATGTGAACTTGTTGACTTGGTTGAAGAAGAGAGGGATATAGAATGATAGAAACAGCCTTACTTATTTTAGCCTTACAACTTTTAATAATTAAACTGGGAGAATAATATGTGGTATAATAAAGGAGTAACACCTTACGTTGTTATGTTTCTTAATGTTAAACTTAAAAGGAGTAATTATGAAAGACATGATTAATCAAGTTCTTGAAAACAAATCGCTTACTGTGTTTTTAGGTGTAGTGATTGTTGCATTAGTATTCGGGTGGCTCGGTGCACCT